ATGATCTCACGTAATGGGATTGATCCTATATGTTCTTTCAGCACGGTAAATTAAAATTTCTGTTTCCTCTCTCACTTCTTCTGCTGATCTCAAGTTTGTTGTGTAGCCTCTCATGCGTTTGATTTTGTTTCCTGGCTCGATGTGTGGAGGTTCGATGACTTGCAACTTATTACGCTCATCCTCAAAATAACTAACGTGGAAATCCTCCATATCCCCTCTATGGTTGATTAACGCAAGATGCTCCCCCTCGGCTATGTTAACTAAATAAAGACCGTTTTCAACCTTTGTTTCATGCGCCTGCAAATAAACCGCCTTGCCCTCTAAATTCGGATCAAACACCTTTTTCTCAACAAACATGAAACCGCTCCCCTTTCCGATTTTAAATGTCGTATTTCTCATCCAAGGAAATGTCGTAAATATCGTAATAATCAAAAACTCGTTCTTCTTCCTTGTGCTTTCTTACGAGTTTTTCAGCACCTTCAAAAGTGTTAGATTTACCAATGCAATCATCCATACCTCCTTTTGGATAAAACCCATCGTAACCGAAAACTAAAAATCTTATCTGCATGAAACCGCTCCCTTTTGGTTTAAATTTGGAGCCGGGGATTAACCCGGCTTATTGGTTATTGCCAAATGTCTTTTAACCTCATGCACTCGTTGTAATATTCCTGGTCACTTTCGCAACGTTTCACGCTCGCCAACGCTGTTTTTTGACCTCCGAATAACACGGGTGGTTTAATCATTCCATATTTGATGTTATCTAAACTGCTCGCCTTTGTATCAACAACCTGCGAATTTATTGTTCTTTCGCTACTAACGTAGAAAGCAAAAACATTCGGGAATTTAACCCTTTCATTCAGCTTTTCAAACCATTCTCTATCCCCTATTTCCATTACTACTCACCACTTTCCGCAAGTTGTTTCTCCAATTCTTCCTTTTCCGCTCTCAATTCCTCAATTTCCGAATCAAGATTGCTTGCCTCTGTTTCAATGTCGCAAGCCACATCGTCCAATTCATTGAACAATTCCTCACTAATGCGGTTCTCGTTGTCATCCAAAAACTTTTCCAGAATATTAGCTGCTTTCGTTGTTTGGGATGTTGAGGTTTGGCGTTGTGCCATTATTGTTCGCCTCCTTGATCCGCTTGGTTTTCCTCGTAAGGCATATCAATAATGGAATCCTCGTCATATTGGGTTTCCGCCTCTTTAATCGCCTCTGAACCGTCTTGCTCATCATGTGATAGATATTCAATGCTAATTGGCAGGTATTTAATCAGTTGGCGCAATACCGTTTTCTTACTCATGGCATCAAATTCATCCTTCCACGGCCCAAAATTCTTAGCCTTGGCGTGTTTGTCACGGTGTTTCTCGACTTCCTCTTTGCTCATCACCATAAAGTTGTAACCGCCGTCTTTCATTTTGGCAATAGCGTAATAAGCAATAACCGCGCCTCTATCTCCTAATTTCGGCTTATGGTGCAATGTGTCATTCAATCCGTAAGAGAAATCAAACTCATCATTTTCGTGTACTTCTCGCGCTTCAATCGTGGAAACTTGTCCGGATCGGCGCACTAAGTCAATGAGTCCGCGATAACCAATTATGAACTGTGATTCCATCCGCCCTGCTTTGTTATTTTTGAATGGAATGAGGTAACATTGCCCCATCATGCCTGGTTCAAGTCCTAGTTTAGCAGCTTCTAAAACGCCACCCATAAGACTGTTCATATCGCATTCTAATAACTTCGGGTTTGTGCGGATCACATTAAGAGCAATGCGTTGCATACGGTCTGCCTTAACGTGTTGTGGTAGAACTTGCGCCATTGTTGGCATCATTTTTTGTAAGTAATCCCCTACTTGCTGCTTTGGTGTGCGTGGCTGTTGGTTGCCTTGGCTCGCCGTTTGTTGTAATTGCCCTTTTAAATCGTTTTGTTTTTCAGTCATAGATTAAACCTCCGCCTTTGTATTTAATTTATATTTGAATGTGCGTACACCGTTTTTATTAGCTTTCCATGTTACCTGGTGCGGGCCAATAAATGCGGTCTCTGCACCTTCCATCGCGTCTTTGATTAAGTTTTGAGCATGTTGCTTACGCTCTTTCAACGCCTTTTCCTCTTGCTTTACCTTATCTAAATCCTCAACATAGCTTTGGAGATTAGTAGATAATTCAACCGGTGGAGCATCCGGATCACTAACGCCATACACGGCATTAACCATATCTTTTGTACTGTCTGCTCCATCCATTTCCGGTGGTATGTTCTTTTGAATGTGGTTCTCCCAAAAATTCTGCTCAATAGCGATTAAATTTTGAATTAACTCATCATCGCGTTTGATGAAATAATGCTTGTACTTTTGTCCACCAATCAAAACCGGGATGTAACAAAATTGAACGTCCATAACCGCCATGTTGTGCTGCGCTTGTATATAATACTGGTTGGGTACGTCCTCGCCTCTCCATTCATCCGACATATACTGATTGGCTGTTTTGATCTCCAAGATGCCCTTGCCTAATTCATGACCGTAAATGATCCCATCCAGGTTCGTTCTCATGAAATTATGTTTATCATGAGCGAATATGGCGTGTCGCTGTTGCACCTTCAATGGTTTTAAGCCTTGTCCTTCTCGTTCGGTATTGATCTTTTCAGCAAAAACCTTACGTACAACCGGCTCTAAAATGTTCCCCCATTCTGCTGCTTCACCTGCGGGTTTGCCTTCGTATTGGTTCGTTTTTTCCATGTAAGCTACAACTGGACTTTTATAAGGATTAACCCCCGCGACTGCTGAACAGTCCGAACCGCCTATGCCGTCCTTTCGTAGCTCTAACCATTCCGCCTCACTCATATCTTTTGTGTTTGCAATTAATTTCGGCATTTTACCCCTCCGTTTATTTTTTTGGTTCATTCGCCTTTAGTACGCTGTCGATAGCACGAATCACAACCTCTTTCTGTTTGTAACCGTGTTCAGCGCAATATTTATCAAGTTCTTTCTTGCGCTCATCCCCTAATGGAATGCTCACTTGACCTTTTCGCTCCATCTGTTCGCCTCCCTTCAATGTCTGTAATTTCATTCTAAACTAGTAAACTAGTAAAAGCAAGGAAAATGTGCATATTTTTCTAATTTTTTCATATACTGATATTTTGGCATAAAAAAACCGGAGCTTAACGCCCCGGATCGCTAACAATATGCAACTCACAACGCTCTCTTATCTGTTCAATGCTAAGGTATCGCCAATTCTTAGATAGGCCGTGTGTTTCGACTATAACCGCCTTTTTATCACGATGGTGTTCGGGAAAATCCGTTTCGGTTGCCTCCATGATCTTGTCATTATCGCCTAAATGAAAAACCATATAATCCATATGAAACACATTATCACATTTCGGGCAATTCCCTTCCTCATCGAATAGCTCGCCGCAATTACATTCCGCCTTGTCGTATATCGCCATTGTTTTACCCCTCCATTTTATTCAATTTCCACAAAACAACCGCAGCCACCATGATCGTTTAGATCAAGCTCTATTTGGCGGTCTTGGCTTTCGAGTTCTTCACGTAATTCTTTTAACGTCAGTGGATAAGTTACACGGTTTGGTACTTCTATATATTCTTCTTTTCCTTTATCCCATTTAAGTTTTGTGCCCTCAACCTTCTCACGCTTCAAGATAGAAACGTCTTTGTTGAAGGTTTCTCTAAATTCTTGTTCTTTCTGTTCGTGGTAGGCGTAACGTTCGGGCATTTTTTCTAGTAGGTTTTTAAAGTGTCCATGTCCTGCTTTGACGCAAAATGCACCGCAGTTGTTGTGCTGAAAGCCTAGTTTATATAGCCTTGGCGACTCAATCCCTCGACTTTCTAAGTACTTAATCATGTCAATTTTCGTGATGTACGGTTCATCACACATTGGCGCTTTTACGGTGTAAGGTTTCCAGTGTGGTTCCGCTTTAGTTAAACGGTGCGCCTCTGTCCAATCAAACCCTAGATACACAATGCACTCATCTGGTCCATAGTTTTCCTCTAACCACTCACGGAATAAGTCTTGTTTTAGGGTTTTGGTGCAATTCCCGAAACGGCTATTCCCCATATACTTTTGATCGAAAAAGACTTCCCAAACATCCCGTCCTTCGGCAAGGTATTTATACTCACAACCTAAATCCTCAACGGTTTCATTGATGAAACGGTATAAATCTTCATCCTCAATTTTGGTATCGGTGAATACTAGCAAAACGTTTTCGAGTC